ACAGCATGTCCGACTCCTCCGATATCTTTGGAGAACAGCAGCTCGGCGATGACCTCGAAGGGGACGACCCTGATGCCCTGGAAAAGGCCATCTACCAGATCAACGTAGCAACGGACAATGGCTCCGACCCGTCAGGCATCATGACTCCCTATGGCCCTGGCCTGGGGATTGAAGAGATCGGCGCACTGGTCGAGCAGTATCCCGGTATCGAATCCGGGCTTGATCTCGGTGCAAAGGATGACTACTTCTCTGATGCGGATTTTTTCGTTAAGGGTGCTAGTGATGAACTTGATGCCATCATCGATGCCGTCGAAGAGAGCACTGAGCGCGAAGGCCGCATAGGAGAGGAACCAGGTTTCTGGGGGCGTATCGGCGAACAGCTTGCTTCAGTGTTCGACATTGAGCCCGCCTATGCCTCCGATGGTCTTACACCGTCAGATTCGCCAATCCAGTCCGAAGATGACGCAGGTGTTCTGGATTGGTTCGGCAGTGTTGCATCGAACATTGCAGACTTCTTCACGGAAGGCCTTGAGGCAGGAGCAGAAGGCCAGATGGCACTAGCCGGTGCCTACCAAAACATTGGTGGGGACATACTGGAACAGGGTCAAGATTTTGCCGATGGTGTCTTCTCTAGTGTCCCCCCTCTTATGACTGGCCCATCGGTATTAGGGGCAGGCTTTCAGGCGCAACCCGGTGCCGAGTTGAATCAGTTACTCGACCTTTCTCCTGCCGAAATTCTTGAAAATCTTAGACGAGACGAAACTCCTTATGGAGAAATAACGGATTGGATGAACTCCCAGGAGTTCGATACTCTCGCAGCACAAGGGGGGAATGATCCTTCTAGGCTGAGAGCCATATTGGAGTCAATGGCCCCTGAAATGGAGATGTATGGCCGCGGAATAGATGGGGGGCCTGCGCCGGATGATCCCGTCATAGATGACGCAGGAGGAGACCAAGGTTTCTGGGGGGGTATCGGCGCCACGCTTGGTAGGGCTGGGGACATTATTGGAAACCCTAATTTATTGACGAATCGTAATCTCTTCGGTCTTCCGTCGGATGACGAGACTAACGAGACTGGCGAGACTGACAAGACTGACCTGAATGAAACTTTCCCACCTAAGAATGGTGGAGTTGCTCCGAGTAAGAAGGATGGCCCTGGCCTGGACTGGACTCCGCGTACAGAGGAACAGATAGAGTGGGACGCCTGGTATGACGGTCTTAGCTCGGAAGAAAAATTCGAGTACGACGAGTTAGTAAAAGCGTATAGCGTTACCCAGACCGCTGAGAGCGCAGCGACGAACGCCAGAGAAAAGATTAGTGGAAAGAAGACAACCTCCGAAAAGAAAACTTCCCCGATTAGTGCTTTTATAGCGTCCCAAGCGGGAACACCAGAGAGAAGCGCTGGAACGATAATCAACGAGAATCTTCGTAAAGTGTTTTATAGCAAGATGTATGCCCGGCCTGAAGCAAATCGTTGGGACGTGCAGAAGCAGCTACCCACTTTATTCAGCCAGACCAAGACTCTGTTCTTTCTCCATGAGGGTCGCAACGCATGGGACGCCTATGGCAAACAGGCCCTCGATACTGGTACTTCCACCACGGACAAAAGTAAGAGGGCAGCAGCACAGACTGAACTGGACTCCGCGTATAAAAAATTCCTTGGCCAATACCTCGCTAATCCTCTCTCCAAACGCGCCGGATGGAATTTCAAGAGCAAATTGAGCGACCTAAGCATTATGTTGGGGAAGAGCAAAGAGGATGCAGATGCTGCCGGCCAAATAGCCGAATGGTCTTGGGCAGACGCCAACTTTGGCGACACTGCCGGGGATAGAGGTGTAATAAACAGGGATTCTCTTGTGAAGTTAAACGCGACACAAGGCAGTACGGGCTATTATTCCGACCGTATCCACTCTTCGATAGATAAATTGCTTACCTACTACAGGAATATGGGCGAGATGACCGAGCCGCAAATACTTGCCCACATGACGAAATCGTTCTCTGGGGGAGGCGGCATGCTCCCCGAGGAAGAATTCGCTTAGAGACTTCCCATTATCGATAAGAGATAGAACAATGCCACATACAGGTACTGGCTTAGGAGAAATTTGAAATGGCAACAACACCATATTCCTGGGATATGTCTAGCGATCCTTCGGTAACAAACCGCCCTAGTTGGCTTCCCTCTATTGATGAGTACCGTACTCCAAGGGAAGACTGGGACAGATTCACATCAACGCAGCAACCCTTCTGGTCTACTCGCGCACCGATGGCGGACGTTGGACAAAACCTCCGGTCACGGTACTTGCTTGGGGCTCCAGCAATGGCTCAGCAAGGCTTGCCACCCACCTTCAATAGATTCTTGCAGGACTGGCCAGGCGCTGAAGGCGGAGTGGATCCAGCGGCTTTAAGAGCTAGGGCCTGGCAAGCGGCAAATGCTTCTATGGAGCCTGTAGGGCCATATCTTTCTGGAGCCACTCCAGGAACACCTGGATGGAATCAGAGGGCATGGCTCTCGTCCCAATTTGGTGAAGGGGCGGAGCAGGCCGCGTCGAATCAACTGGGTGTCGCACAGATGCTTGCATTACAGCGAAGCCAAGATACTGGGGGAGGCGTGTACAGGGGCCAAATGGCCAACGCGATACGCAACGCCATGTCGAACATGTATCAAGGGCGAATAAATGTGGGCGCGCCTAAAGAGTCTTTCTTGGATTGGTATCTTGGTCAAACAGGGTCTAGGCCCACAACATCAATCAGGGCCTAGACCCACAGCTTAGGGGTGTGTGATGGCAACAAACCCGTTTCAGACATTCACTGGTGACTGGTGGAAGCAGGTGCTTGGCGAATATGAGCCTGCTCAGTATTACAGCTCACCCACCGGCCTAGGCTTTGCGGCTGGTAGCCCAAGGCGCCGTCGGTATTTTGGTGATGCCTCCCAAGACATCATGCAGGACTACTACGGCACCGCTGGCACCGCCATGCGGGCAGGGCAGGCTCCGTCTAGCTTTATGGAGTTCCTTGAAACTGATCCTTGGTCTGCTCGGTATGCGTCATTGCCCCAGTCTGCTCGCAACGTGACCGGGATGGCAGCGAATCCTAGAACAAGGTTTTTGTTTAACTACTAATGCCCCCGCTAACTGAAGAACAGCTAGAGGCACGCCGCCGCCGTCGTAGAGAGGGGCCGCAACCGTTACCACTGGAAAGCGGTTGGGGTGATGTGCCTACTCCGGGCACCCGTGCCGAGGGGGCCTTGGCCGAACGTGGCTTGAGGGATGAGCAGCAACTACTCGATAACCGGAAGCGTATAGCTGAGTTACGTGCGGAGGTTGCGGGGTTGCAGGCAGAACCGGAAGGCCGATTCGCTGCCGACCGGCCCCGAATCCCAGGTGACCCGAGCGCTTCCATGTTGCTTCGCGAGATAGATAGCCTAGAGCGGTTGGGTTCACGTGCCCCAGGATATGGCGGAGCCTTCGACGCGCTCCAAGAGAGTTTAGTAGAGCCTGGCGCAGGTACTCTCGTTGAGGGTGTGCAGCAGATTATCCCTGGCGATCAAGAGATTCAACGTCGCACTCGCGAGTTGAGAGAGCAGGGCGTTGGCCCGATTGAAGCACGCCGCCTTGCGTACAGTGCTTCGGATTTGCCTAGGTTCCAAGTGCCCGTCACGGGCCTATTGGGGAGTGCGATTGGTGCAGTCCCAGGGATAGGCCCGATAGGCTCCCTTTTGAGCCGTGCCCTGCCCGAGGGGATCCCACTCCCAGGTGGCCGGAAACTCGATAAGATTGATCTCGGCGTGAAGGGTCTCGCTGAGACTCTTGCTGACCCTACTTTTCTCATCCCCGGTGAGGGCACTCTGCAGGGAGTTGCTCGCATGGTGGCCAAGGCTACGCGTGGGGTTTCACGTGGGGTTTCACGTGGGGTTTCACGTGGGGTTGTTCCTGACTTAGCTACAGGGGCTAGGCCAACAGCAGAAGAAGGGCTAGCTGACCTTCCTGGTGCGATGACCCCAGAGGGAGCATTGGAAGCTGAAGAGATCCTCGGGCCACGCCCCACCGCAGCCCCCGTTACGCCTGCTACAGGGGCTAGGCCAACAGCATCACAAGTGGAGATAGATGATTACACCGAAGCCATTCGCCTCGACCCTCAGTACGCCTTGGCTTACAACAACAGGGGTAACGCGTACGGCCGCCTAGGCGAGTTCCAACGGGCGATACAGGACTTCGACGAAGCCATCCGCCTCGACCCTCAGTACGCCGATGCCTACTACTACAGGGGTGACGCGTACGACAAGCTAGGCGAGTACCGGCGGGCGATAGAGGACTACGACGACGCCATTCGCCTCAACCCTCAGGACGACATTGCCTACGCAGCGAAGGCTCACGCGGAGAGGCTACTAGCTGGCGACACCACGCCTGGTGCTGCGCCCACCGCAGCCCCTGTTGCGCCGACGGCTGCGAGGGTTCCGCGAGTACGTCGCAAGAATCCCAAGCCTACGGCGACTGTTTACCATGGTAGTCAGAACGTATTTGAGAAATTCGATATAGGGCGTAGCAATCCAGACGCACTCTATGGCCCAGGTGTTTACTTCACCGAAGACCCTGCCGTAGCTAGCGGCTATGCACGTACTAGGCGGATTGCTGAGGGTGCGCCGAATGTTACGCCGGTACGACTAACCAATATCAAAAAAGTCTTTGACATTGATGCGTCTGCTGACCAAGACATAATCGCTATTTTTGTACGGAATGAAGACGCGATGGTGGACCAAATCGACGATGGTTTAGAGGGAGCAAATCTAAATTCTCTTGATGAAATAAAGACAAACGATGACCTCTACCGGTTTCTCGTTGGGATTTCTGGTAACAAGTCCGAAACTAATGATTGGCTTGCGGCTAATGGATTCAATGTCATTACCCATATAGGCGGCAAGCGTACAAAAACAGCACCCCATCGTGTATGGATTGTCATTGGCGATGAGATGGGCTTTGATAATCTGGAGCAGTTCATACGACCTGCTGCGCTGCCTGCGCCCACCGCAGCCCCTGCGCCTGGCGCTGCCACAGCCCCCGTTACGCCTGCTGCTGCGCCCACCGCAGCCCCCGGTGCGCCTGGTGCTGCCACAGCCCCTGTTACGGGTGAGGTAATTGAGGGTGGTATTCCCCGGCAAAGCGTATATAACTATTCGTTGGCTCCGTATGCCAACGAATTGGTTGCAACGATGAGGGGTGGCCGACGTGTAGTTCTTGATCTGCAAGGCGGTAATGTTCCAGAGGGCGTCAGTCTCGTTGAAGCCGGAATATGGGCTCGAGACGATTCAGCGCAGGTTGGATTTGGCAAAGTCACGGGCAACATAATCCCTGGGCCAAACGCTCGAACCCGTACAGGGCAGCCCGCCAAGCACTTGAGCGAAATTAATATCGAAGTATCAACGCCCGCAGCCCCCGCGGCTGCGCCCACCGCAGCCCCCGTCGAAGATATAGGGCGGTTTCCCGGAGAAGGGGAGATACCCGGTAGAGAAAGATTCCCAGGTGTGTCCCCTTATGAAAGACCACCTGTTGAACAAGTTGATATCCCGAAACCTATTCGTGGACAGGAAAGATCTACCCCCATATCTACTACGATAGAGGGCCTTACCCAACAGATAAAAGAATTAGCTGTTGCTACGAGATCTCTGAAGAAAACAAAAAGGCGGTTCTTGACTGCTGGCGGGGAAGTCAGAAATAGGAAAAACTATAAGAAATATTTAAGTGACATTGAGTATCTTGAGGATACCTCTCGAAACCTTCAAGACCAACTGAAGAACCTTGAGGCATCAAGACCACAAGCTTTCCAACCTGAAGGGCTACTGACCCGATCACAATATGAGGAATACCTAGAGAGCGGTGTAACAGACCCTTATAGCCGAGCAGTACATTATGATCCCGCACGCAGGTTATATCAAAACAACCTAGACCAGTTGCTGACGGAAGCTGTTAATACAAACCAGCTCAAGAGCAAAAGTGAATGGTACGAAGCTGCAACGGTGAAGAGTGGGCGTCCAGCAGTTGATCTACTTGATATAGGTCAAAGAGCCAAACAGATGGTTGTAGACAGTTCGGAAAAAACGGGTAAAAGAATTGATTCTGGAGATCCGCTAGGCCCTTACCTAGAGAAAGTAAGTGCTGACCCTCTGGCCGGATTCGGTGAGGAGATTGCTACTCTGCGTAATAGTAGAGCCCTGCGATGGCTTGATGACATCCGTGATTCCTTCTATGCAAAGATGACAAGAAGGGCATTAACAGCAGAGCAGGTACTTCAACGAGAGACGATCCGCGGATTGAAAAAAACTAGAAATAAAATAGTCGCCAGAGGTGATAGTAGCGCTAACATACTACAGAGCTGGGGAAGGAGAGAGATAAAACGGGTCTTTGATTTTGATCCTCAGACAAGTCGACTTAAAGATGCAGCGTTGCAGGACAGAGTACTCGTAACTGTTGACGGACAGCAGGCGGTTCTTGCTTCTCCAACTATCCAAGATGTCATCGGGAGACTCGATACATACACGCCATTCCTTACTGAAGAGCAAATCGAATTCGTCAAAGCACTAGGAAACGTTCTCGAAGATGGTGTTGTGGTTACCGTCAAAGGCGGAACGGAGATCACATTTCCTGGGTGGAACAGGGTTCTTCGTGATGGAACCGGTAACTGGGACGTTAGTCGAGTCAGACCCGATATAGAGAAGGGTGGCATATTCATGACTCGTGGCCCTGCCAAATCGGTAGATCCCAAACAACAATCTTTGAGAGCTCAAACATTTGATGAGCAGATAGATTCACTGTTTTCGGGGCCAGGTGGGACTAGGGGTAAAATCGAAGCAGAACGTGCTGCGACGCGCCCGGTTATGGGATCCGTAAAACTCATTAATGATGCACGTCCGGGCCGAGTGCAGACCGGATCGAAGATATTGCCAGATGACGTTACCTATGACTCTTTCGCTAAAATACTCGGTGACTATGTCCTTAAGGTGACAGAGCGGGTTACCGATACAAGGCTGGGTAAAGAAGTTATAGGTATCGCCGAGTCGGTGAGTGATCTTGAACGCAAGGTTGCCCTTAACAAACGACTGACTAAAGAAGGCGGTCTCTTGTCTGGCGCGCCCGGCACGGAAACCAGTGAGGCACTTGCTCGCATAATCAGTGTGGAATTGGTCGATAACAAACTTATGCGAGGAATGAAACTTAAGATTCTCAGAAATGCAAACAGCATATATAAAGGATTGAAGTCTGGGTACGACTTTTCTAGCCTCGGGATACAAGGGCTTCTCAGGGCAACGAGAGATCCTGTTGAATACGGTGAAGCTGCCAAAGCCTCTCTTAAGTCTATGGGTGGTGGGGGGCAGTCGGTTTACGATGAAATGATAGCGATCTTTGATGCAGACGCAATTTCTAGAAATGAACCGACAGCCGATGTCTATGCGTTATATGGGTTGCGTGTAGGCGGATCTTCCATAGAAACGGCAATGCCTATCTCCGAAAGAGTGTTAGGCGGAAGGAATTTGCCAGGACTTTTGGAAAAGGCGAGGGTGGGCACAGGGCTCAGGGTTATCAAGAGTGGGTACGAACGAAGCAATCTTGGTTTCGGAACCTTGGGCGACGGCTTGCGATTGACTTGGGCGCGAGACCTACTTAGAGCGGAACTCCGTAAAGGGAAGACAGTCGGGCAATTAATGGAGTCCGGTGAATTCGCGCAAATCAATATGGGAGCTAATGAACTGACTGGTTGGACAGACCGAGGATTCATGGGGGACGTTGGAGCGTTTGCTATGTTTGCCTCAAAATTCTTCCAGGCACGGCTTAACACTGTCGTACAGGCTTCTCTCGGTGCGACTCGTGTTCGGCCTCCGACAATGACAGCACTCAGGGGATTTCAATTTGGCCGTCCGAATGTCCCATTTAGAGGCGGGAAGCCTTTCATAGAGTCAGACATTCTCACAAGTATGGGAAGAGCTCAAACACCCAGAAGCCGTGAAGCTGCACACACTGTGATGCGACTGATGGGATGGGGAATTACCTTTACAGAAATTATTAATCACCTCGGAGGCCATGAAACAGACCGAAGACCAATCGTCAACGGTAGAGTTAACCCTAACTTCTACAGGGCCAGATTTGGAGGCCAGGACTTTTCCTTATTTGGGTCATACGTAGGGTTTGTAAGTGCTGTTGTAAACGTTTCGACAGGTGAATGGGAACGGGCAGCTAGAAACCTTAGCGGCGGAGTTGCGAGAGTTACCTGGGATGCCATAACGGGCTACGATCCAGTAGGGAAGGAAACGCCCGTTGGGTTGCTTAGGTCGCCCGAAGGAATTGATCAAGAGACTGGAGAACCCACGGGGAGAGACAGGCTGTTCGTGTCGAAAGACCCGGCTGTATACATTGATTACTTCTTAAGTCTCGCTTCACCGATTGCACCGCAGCAGGTTTTAGGACAGGTATGGGAAGCGGCGGGGAAAATTCCTGCTGCAATCGGTGGAAACTTGGAAGCATTAAGTAGAGTGGTTGGCGGTACGGTAGCAGTTCCAGTGGAGCTTATTGGCGGGCAGGTTTCCCCACTGAGCAGGAAGGACTGGCAAGCTGTAGTAACCGAAGAACTAGGTTATGACAAACCTTACGCAGACCTCGGGGGGCAGGCCCGGAGACGGATAGACAAGATTGTCACGGAGCGCGAAGGGGAAACAGGCCCCAGGGGGCCGGAAGGCGATCTCTATGTTGGCCAAGACATCGCAGACAAAAACCTGATTGCTGAGACTAAAAAGATTGCGGAAGAGAGTCTTTCAGGCCCTCCTTTCAGTCCAAATTGGAAACCCGTTCGCGCCAGAGATCAATACCGTATAGCCCGTAGTGAGCACTGGAGGATAACCAAGGCAATAAATATCAAAAAGTACGGCACCGAGCCAGACCCTGAGCCTGAAGACAAGACCACGATAGAACACGTTCTATGGCTGTACGGCCAGACATTCGAGGATGCAACAGACTCCGAAGGTGAGATTGATTTCGATACTTTGAAAAAAGAACAGTCGAAGTTCTGGTCTAACCTTAAGCCAGACCAAGTCTTGGATGTTCTCTCACGTATACGCAATCTTGAACCTGAGTATGACGAGCGTATGCAGAATATGCTTGATGCTCAGCGTTATGTCGGAACCGTAAAAATGGAGCGTGACGGGGTTCGATACTCGTACTGGGAGATTGAAGATCTCGACGAAGTGAAGGAAGAAATCGCAACAATAAGCGAAAAGACTGTGGAAGATGTCGAGAAATACCTAAAGCTTTCTTTTTCTGATCGTAATGAAGCAGCCGATAGTGAGGAGTTCAGGCCCGTGGCGAGGGCTTTCGAAAAGGCAGGATACTCCGACGGGATAATTGATAAGTTACAGAGAGAGTTCCTGCAAAGTTCGGATGAATTCTTGAGCGGAATGGTTGAAAGCGGTTATAGCTTCAAGGGGCGTAGCCGTTATATCGAGCATTTCCAGAACGCCCCCTGGGTGTGGGAATCGTATGACTATGAGGAGCTATACATTAAGGAATTACAAGGGCTCGCTCCCGCTCGGTGAGATAGACAGGATACTAGCTGTAGTACCTTTGATTGGCTGATGTAACATATATAGAGGAACAGGAGTTTGGGATTATGGTGATGTCAACAGAACCGCAACAGAATGACGAGAACATAGAAGTCATAGAACCAGTTGAGTCTGAGCCCGCTGGTGCCGACTTGGTTGAAGAGCCAGGTACACAGCCGGATGCTCCTGAAGAGGCACCTAAAGAAGCTGTTGTAGCTTCTGTTGATGGGCCTAGTGTTGCGGAGACTGTTGCAGCTCCTGAAGTTTCACCGCAGGCGCCTCCCCCGATAGACCAAAGAACGATTGATGAACTCCATGAGCGCCGGACGGCAGATCAGCAGCGTGAATGGAAAGATCGGGTTGGCAAGCAAGCTCGGTCGTATGAGCAGCAGCTTCAAGAGTCTGGCTATATGCCTGAACAGGCTAGGGATCAGGCTCGGCGCTATGTTGCTCAAGAGCAAAAGTTTCGTCAGCAGGAGCAGGACTCTTCTGACATGCTTGGTTATGCCCAAGGGAAACAAGCAGCAGCTATCCACTTCATGAAGCAGCACGGGCTGGCGAACAAACAGATGCTCGATGATTTTACAGCTCTTCAATCGGCCAACACTCCTGCTGAAATGGAGAAAGAGGCTCAGCGCATGAAGCGAGAGAGATCTCTCGTTGCAGAAAATGCGCGACTGAAGCAGGGTCGTGTCGCCCCGCAGACTTTCGACAATAGTCAGGGATCGGCGGAGGTCACAACTAATCAGGATCGCTTATTGGATGCGTACATAAATGGAGACAGGTCGGCCGCGGCGGTAAAGGCCGCACAAAGATTAGCAACGGGAAATTGAAAGGAAAGTTAAATGGCTAGCACAGCAACAACCGGTAATCTGGAAAACGCTCAGCGGATTATTATCGCTACCTCTCGGTACACCGAAGAGCACAACGCTCCAGCGGCAGCTCTTTGTGAGCAGTTCACCCTGCCACAGGGGTCGAAGCAGGTAACGGTTCCGAAGATTAGTCAGATGACGATGAGCGACCTCCAAGATGGTATCGACATCATTGATGAGGAAGACATCGGGATGACCACGGTAGATCTGACCGCATCCGAGGTCGGAGCCAAGATCATCATCACTGACAAGTTGGCTCGACAGAGTGCTGAGAATGTGTTCAGCATGATTGGGCGTCAGCTTGGTGATGGCATGGCACGGAAGAAAGACGCAGACGTTTTGGCCCTTTACAGTGGCTTTAGCACTGACATCGGTTCTGCCGGGCGGACTATGAGCCTTGCGAATGTTTCTGCCGCCGTGGCGTATGCCAAGGGCAACAAGTTCGGTTCCAATGTCTACATGGTTCACCACCCGTTTGCGGTGTGGGATATTGCCAACACGGCAGTGACGGCATCAACGACGTACCCGGTTCCTGCTGGCTGGTCTGCTGACCTGCTTGGCAACTTCTTCAGTGGTCTTCGCCCCATCAACGGGGTGCCGATCTTTGAGGACGGGAACATCACCGTCGACGCTCTTGACGATGCTGTTGGTGTTATCGCCGACAGGTCTGCTTTGGCAGTTCTGAAGAGCGTGGACACCAAGACTGAGCGCCAGCGAGATGCTTCACTTCGGTCAACCGAAGTTATTATTACTGCTGACTACGGAGTATTTGAGCTTGACGACAGCAAGGGTGTTGCCCTCACGTTGGACGCTGGTACTCCTGTAACGGCATAAGGAATAAATAAGTTATGGCAATGACTACTAAGGAACGTACCGACTTACGACAGGAACTGGTCGGCCAGGGGTATTCTTGGAAGTACGTTGATGATTGGGCCTCAAAGATCACGCTCTATCGGCATCGGGAAGTTAAAAATCCGAGCGGAGAGACCGTGGGTCAGGTAGGCGCTGTGCTATCAAACCTTCCAGGTAACCCTGATTATGTAAACAGGAAGGCAAGGCAAGGGCTCCTATCGTGGCCCCCGAGCGACTCATGCATCTGTCGATGGTGTATGGCGCTTAAAGGGGCCACGGAGCCCACGCCTGCCAGGGAAGAGGCGCAGGAAGCACCTGTAGCCCAGAGGCCAAAAGAAAAGGGCCGTAAGGGGCCTTACTACCAATCTAGCTAGGTGTAAAGATTGGCCGTGCCTAGCGGAATAAATATAACGGCTGGTCGCAGGGCTTGACCCTGTAAAGAAAGGAAACGCTATGTCTTTTGGAGCGATTCAGAGTGGTCGGTATGGTTTTGAGAAGCAGACCACCTCAAAGAAGAGGCAAGTTTACGGAGCGACGATGGCTCTGGCTGACGGGAGAATCTTCCGTTATGTCGAGAACGGTGGAACGGCTATCTCTGAAGGGTTGGTCGTGGTGAGCGAAGCACCGGCGGGCAACCACGACGATGACTTGGTTGTCGCAACGAGTTCCGCCGTAGGTGGCTTCACTATCGGTGTCACTCTTGGTGCCACTGCTGCGGCAAAGGATCTTTACGCAGAGGGCTACTTGAGGCCCAACCTGGATTCTACGACTCCGCATGAGTTGTACAAGATCAAGGGTCATGCTGCTATCTCCAGCAGTGCTACGGGGACATTCACGATTGATGAGCCTGATGGGTTCCAGACTGCTATCGTGGCAGGAACGGACAGCGTTGGTCTTCTCAAGAGTCCTTACAAGGACATCGTGGTTGCTCCCGCAGCGGTTGCAGGACGGTTTGTAGGGGTAACTTGTGCTGACCTGGAAGCTGATTACTTCGGGTGGATCCAGGTGACTGGACTTGCGAATGCAAAGATGGACGGCACTCCTGCCATTGGCACGCTGGTAGGGGCAAGCTCCAACCACGCAGGGCAACTGCTTGCGATTGGTGCAGACACTACCCCGGCGCTTGCACGAGTACACGGCATAGCTGGTGTGGACAACGAGTTCAGCTCCGTTATGTTGATGAACTTTTTCTAGGTCAAGAAGGAAACAATGCTGAAAGATTTATGGACACCGGCGGGGGCTGCCTACCAAGGGGCGGCCTCCGCCGGTCGGAATGCAGAGACAGGTGGTCGTGTTATTACCCATAACTTTGTGCTGAAGGCAACAGACAAGTTTGGTGTTGAACATAGGACTAGGGTGTCCATCATCGCTGACGAGGACACGAGCAAGGGCCACCTCGCAGAGATGATGGGCAACGCCGCCGAGAGTTTTAAGGAGAGTGTGCGGACGAAGTACAACAAGCGTCCGGCTACTCCAGAAGAGAAAAAGCAAATTGGTAAGGCTTTGAACGAGTTCAGGGCACGTGCCCTGAGAAGGATCCAGAGCACCAATGGGAAAATCTATTACTAGGAATAAGGAACATGACGCAAATAGAAGTGACACAAGCAGATGTTCAATCCGTTATGCAGGCGAATCCCCTGATGGCCCTGCAAGTTGAGAATGCTGCCCTGAAACGACAGATGGGAGCGCTAACCCTGGCCTTCCAAGCCTCTATGGATGAGGTAAAGCGGCTTGGCAAAGAGATTGAGGGAGCCAAGAATGGCAGGAAGCCGAAGGAGAAGTAGTTATGCCTAATGTAGGCGGCAAGGACTTCCCATACACAGCAGCCGGGCGTGCTGCTGCTAAGCGAAGTGCAGCAAAGACCGGCAAGCGTATGACCGAGAGCAAGAAGAGAAAGAAGCGCGGGTCAAAATAGATATGGCCCGTCCTGCACCAAAGAAACTGACATCGGAAGAGAAGAAGAAACTTCAGGATCCCAAGTACGCTATTGTTCTGCGTGCCTTGAAGAAACGAAGGGCGCCGAGCCAATAAGGTATAAGGACGTGCAATGCCAGCAATACATGGGAGGACTCGTGAACAGTTAAGGCAGCACATTGGCCGCGCCCTAGGCGGGCTGTACGTGTCTTCCGCCTCAACCAGTGGTAGCACCACCACCCTACTGGACAACACGCTCGTCCTTGGTGGTGCTGACAACCAGATAGGCAAATGGATCCGGTTCACAAGCGGTGACAACGACGCACTGACTCGTCGAATCACCGATTCTTCTATCTCTAGCAACGTTACAACCAACACATTCGCACCGGCAGCTACATCTGCTACGGCATCAGAGTCCTATGAGCTCTGGGAGAGTGCGTACAACCCAGACGACATTGATGACTTCATCAACCAGGCTATCCTTGCCGCGACGGGCTGGGTCTATGACCCTATAGAGAACATAGGGCTGCACGGGGACGGGCGTCAGGTTCGTTTTGATATCCCCTCTGGCATCTCGATGATCTCGAAACTGGAATACCGTAACAAGGTGAAGGCAACTCGGATTCACGGAGCTGCTGCAACCTTCGATGAAACGACTGATGGAGACTTTACTCAGTCCCTGGACACGAAAGATAAGAAGCAGGGATCTCAGTCCCTGAAGATGGTCATAGCTTCTGGTGCTTCTGCTGGTGATTTCGTGACAGACAGCATCACCAGCAAAGACCTCTCTGGTTACGACACCATCGAGATGTGGGTGAAGAGCACAGTTGCTACCAGCGCGGGGAACCTTAAGCTCCTACTGGACAACTCGGCTGCTTGCGCGAGTCCTCTGGAGACGCTGAGCATCCCTGCCTTGAGCGCGGATACCTGGACGTTCGTAAGGATGTCTCTGGCCAACCCTGAGACAGACACAGCCATCATCTCCATAGGGCTTGAGTATGACGCAGACCTCGGTGCTGTCACGGTGTGGGTAGACGACATCTCAGCCGTAGCAAATGACACTGCTCAATGGGGAACCCTCGACAGGCGTAACTGGAAGATAGACAAGGAATCCCGTGATCTGATCCTTGTCAGGGATGGTCATTCTGCCGTCGGGTATTCCCTTATCAAGATCACTGGGGGCGACAAGCCTGCGTTGCTGACTTCAGATGCCACGGCTACTGAGATCGACGAGGACTACATCATTGCTCAGGCGATTTCTCTTGCCCTGCTCGCTGCTTCAGGAGGCCCGGCGACAGACCCCGATGCGAGAAGGCAGCTCAGCGCATTCTGGACTGACCAGGCGACGCGAGCTCGCAGGGCGTTCCCGATGCTAGCTAACGTGAGGTCGGTGGACTAATGGCAAATGCAGTTGTTGATGCGAATGAGATCTTCCTCAACGACACGTACTACCCACTGACACGGCCAGTACGTTCTACCTTGGCGTCCATATACCCCGCCAAGGTTGTCATTGGTGATACCACCAAGGACTCACAGCTTCGCTCAAGCATCATTGCTTGGGCTGACTGGCGTGGCGGGATCGGCATCAACCGAATGGAGGGTGCCGGTGGGGTAAACCGTGCGTGGTATTCGACATGCCAACTACGGTACAAGAACCACTTAGTGCTGCCTGGGCTCGCTACAGAGTCCGAAAGCCCCACACACGGCCTCGCAGATGCCACGATAGGGGCTATCAATACTTATGGGGGTGAAGTCTATGCGGCGTGGAATGGAAGCGTCAGTGAAGACGCGAAGATTTACAAATACAACAATACAAACGATAACTGGGGAAGTGCGCTTGATACCACGGCAGACCAAGTAACAGACAGTGTGGTCTTCACAGACGCAGGCGGCACTACCTACCTGGTATTTGCCCACTACGATTCCAACGGAAGTAACTACACCTACTACAACGGATCAAGCTGGGTTCCAGCTAGCGCTGCTAAAGCGACCAAGTATCTCGTGGCCTGGGATGAGAGGCTCTGGGGGATATCCCATGCGGGCCAGCTCTGGTATGCCACGGCAATCGACACAGAGATTAACGATGCTGTGCTTCCGCTGCCTGACGGCTCGATAACCAAGCTGTTCGTGGCGAGGAATGCCCTAGGCATACCAATCATCTATGCCGCTACAACACAGGGACTGTTTGCCCACAACGCGGATAACGCTATGTGGGAAGCCACCCAGATGGACTTTCCTGTGCATCCTGACAACGGGAAAGGGACAGTCAGGTGGCGCGACTCGGTGTACATCCCGAGCGGGAACGGTATCTACAAGTACATCAACGGCAACAACGCAGCCGTCATCACGGTTGTAGGGCCTGACAGGGACGATGGGATGCCCGCAGAAAAGCGCGGGGCTATCCGATATATGGCTGGTTCCCACAATGAGCTGCTAGTTGGCCTAGATGCACGTGCTGCTCCTTCATCCATCTCTGCTTCCTCGATCCCCTATCAGTGGATGAGCCATCAGGGTTCCCCGGTGATCACGCCTGACTCGGGGTACAGCTCGATCCTTGGCTATAACGATATGGGCTGGGAAGTGAAATGGCAGTCAAGCATATTAGGCAGGGGGTTTGACTCCATCCATGTGTCTGATTCTTACAGCGCATACCGTGTGTGGTGGGGTCATAACAATATCGTCCATTTCATGGACTTGCCGAAGGACATCATCAACCCCTCAGAGGTAGCTGAGTTTGCGTATGCCACATCCGCTACTCATGAGACTCCTTGGTTCAATGCGGGTCAGAGCGAAGTTGATAAGTTGGCGCTCAAGCTACGCATTGAAGCACAAGATCTGACGGCAGCAGATAAGGAAATCGTCAAAGTAGAGTATGCAACTGACTATTCCGAGAGCTACACCACGGCAATAGCGACACTGAACTCAACTACGATGTATGCCCATACAGGTGAGGGAGATGGGAGTTCAGGAACTTACACTTATTCATTCGCCAGTGGTATCGGCACAAAGTTCAGGGCCATCAAGTTCAGGCTCACCCTAGAGAGGGATGACGCTACCAGTACGGGACTTGAGAAGTTTAATACACCAGATGTGGTATCCCTTACACTGGAATACCGTAAGAAGCTACCAGCAAAATGGGGCCATACGGTTGATGTAGATATCACGAACGCATATAAGGGGAATACTCCCAAAGACTTAAGAGTAGCGTTGATAACTGCTATCGAGAGCACAACCCTCGTGGAGTTCACCTTCCGCGATGATAGTGGTGGGACTCGGAATTACTACGTGGACGTGGTTGCCGCACAAGGAATGGAATTTACAGGGCACGACGAGCGTGGCTCCACCACGATACAAGTCGTAGAGCCCTAGGAGAACGGAATGCGAGTGGACTCAGGGATGACGAATGTGCCTTCCGCCGGAACGGCGGTTCAGGTCAGTAATGTAACCAACAGGGTCAAGTACATAAAGTTTAAGGCTTTGGCCGGTAACTCTGGCTTGGTCTATGTCGGAGAGAGTGATGTCTCAGCAAGCAATGGCTTCGAGCTGAGTGCTGGGAATACCGTAGAGCTGAATTTCGGAGAGTTTGGTGGGAGTGTTCCGGCGAATGTGTTCTACGCCGATGCTGCTACAAACGATGACAAGGTTTGCTGGAGTACGATTCTGGAAGGCTGATGACAACCCAACCGCAAATACAGATTCCTCAAAACTGGGAAGGTTCCGGCCCAGAGTACATTGCCTACCAGACTTTCATTGAGCTCGGCTTGGAACCTGGGCAGGACTTCACCTACCAGTCCCCCCTTCTAGGAGGGAGGATGGATAAGGGTGGGTTCGTGTTGGACTTTATGTTCAACGAGCCACCGGATCTTGCGGTTAACGTCCAGGGTGTTTACTACCACTACGAGTTTGGGGTTGAAGTTAAGGCTAGGGACGTGATAGCAAGAACAAGCCTGGCAGGCCAGAACATCACGCTGGTATTCATCGACGATGATGACCTCATGCGAGATCCCAAATTCTATTGCCGCGAGGCTCTTAACTATCGGGATCATTCCAGGCTAGGAGGCGGGTAACTATGAATTTTGGTGGGAATATATACGACGATTCTGGCAGTCCTGTTAGTGGGGCCAGCGTCAAAGCCCTGCAAACCGGGTCAGACACTCAGGTGGGGTCTACTGTCACGACTGACTCAAATGGCCGGTGGGACTTTACCGGTATCGCAGAAGGCCGTTACGACATCGAGATTACTAAGGGCACCTCTGTCAGGCGTATCAAGTGGAGTGACGAGATTTCGCTCCAGCAGCTAGATGTCAGGAACAACACTGCCGATAGCACTCCTGCTGCCACTTTTAGCAACATCGCAAATGGCGATGACATGGAGATTGTTCATTTCAAGGGATTGCGTGGCACTGGTGTTGCTGATGACAACATGTTCTTCCGCTACTACATGAATGATGCCGGGGACAATGTCACCGAAGTAGCGCGGATGACAATCAATCTCGTTGATGCAGGTACTACTTCTGAAGATGCAAAGATCATCTGGTCAGTGGTTA